TGGGACGCATCGTCGAGGAGCGGCAGGAGCTGATAGACCAGAACCTCAAAGGGGTAGGCAGCGTCAGGCGTCGGCGCCACGATCCAGTTGTTGTAGTCGTAGTCAGCATAGAACTGAGGGGCTTCGGTCTGCGTCCGGTCGGGCCAATAGCTGCGGATGTACTCGTAACTGCGGGGAAAGAGCTGGTTATATTCGTTGCCCTGATCGCCAGTGCCGAAGTTGAAGGAGACAGTCGTGCGCCAGCGGTCTGGCTTGGGGTAGACAGCAAGGCCAGGCACCATCGTGCTGGTGATGACGTTGATCAGGCCTTGAACTTTGAGCTCACGCGCAATTCGGCGTTCCGCCAGGTTGATCAGCCTGGGGATCTGCTCGTAGACGAGCTGGTCAGAAGCAAGCGTAAACCCGCGCTCAAGGTAGCGCCGGATGTCTTGCTGAAGAGTGGTGAACGTCGTCGTTTGAACCATGCTCTATCCTAGCATTTATTTCGAGCCGTGACACCATCCATCTCGACGAGCGTTATTGACCTTCACCTCGACAATCGTCTGAGGCGTATCCTTCGATGACCATGAGACGTTCCGCCAAACCCCGCAGACCGACTTGTTAGTCTCGACGGTGGCCGTCAGACTTGAGCAGCCCGCTAGGGGAAGTATCAACAGCGTCGCCAGCACGAATCGCATCTTGTGTTCTCCTCAGAGCATCGGAAGTAGCCTGGGCTTGGACCTGAGCAATGGCATCAGCGCGGATTTTGCCGTAAATGCCGAGCGCGATCATGACGATGGAGACGCCAAGGATGATGTAGCGACCCAAGGGGGAGAGGAGGAAGCTAAACACCATGCTCCTCCAAGTGCTTTTTGCGCCAGTACCAAATGGCGCCTGCTAGGCCAACCACCACAACCATGACGACAAAACTAGGGTTGCTGAGAAGGTTAAGGAACGTGCCCAGCGTGTCAGACGCATCTTGCGCCTGCGCTGCCACCTCCTTAGCCGCCGCGACACTTCCAAGGCCAGCCGTGAGGAGCGCAGCATTTCCCTGCTTGCTCTCCACCATTGTCTTTGGAACGATTGCATCGGGCTCCGTGCGTTGTTCCTGCTCATCAATCGGCTCCGCGTCGAGATCGCGCCACCAGCCAGCCTCCGCTCGCCTGCGGGCAACAAGGCCAGGCAGAACCTTGCCGCCACCCTTTGTCCACTTCATCAGCTCGGCAGGCACGGCGTCAAAGTCGGCAGCGTTCACCTTCTTGAGCAGGGTAGATGACTTGAGAGCGCCAATCCCGGCGTTGTATGCGAAGTCCACCAGCACGTCGAACTGGTTCTGCGTCACAGGCTGGTGAAGGAGGGCCTCAACGCCCTGTTCATACTTCATCAGATCGCGCCGGAGGATGTCGTTTGCCTCAGCCTTGGTGATCGTCATGCCCTGCACGACTTCAGGGGCGCCAGCAGCAGAGGTGTGGCCGTAGCCGATGGTCCAGACACCCGCCGGGCACCTGTAAGCCTTCAGCTTACACCCTTCGAATTTCTTGAGTAGGGCGTCTATGCCATCTACGCTCATGTGCATGTTGAGTTCCTTTTTATGAATTTATTTCTTGTCTGCCTTGTCGTCCAACTTGTCGTAGATGCGCTGGATCATCATCTCAATGTGGTCCATACGCTTGTCGAGGTCCGACTTGCTGACGTAAGCCTTCGATAGGTCCACCTCAAGCTTGTGGAGGTCTTGCCGCAGATCCTTGACGGCGCCCCATATCTCTCGAGCAAACCATCCGCCGACACCGACAGACGCAGCCACAGCAAAGTTGAACAATGATTGCGAATCCATCGTAGACCCCGTTGCCATGCCAGGCTATGCGTGATTATACTCCAAACGCTAATCTTTGGGAACGGAGCTTTGCAGCCCCGCTTCTGTTGGTTGGTCGTGAACCTACTTGCCCCGGTCTGTTCGGTCAGGCCGGGGTTTTTATTTAGCCTCCACCGCAGCAAGGCGGGCTTTAAGCTCTTGGATGGCAGCTACAAGGTGAACGACGATCTTGCTGTAGTCCACGCCTTGCGGCTTGATGGAGCCGTCCTCGTTGACGGCATCCTTTTCGCCTGTGACAGCGTGAGGGATAACGGCTTGAAGCTCATGGGCGATGAAGCCTTCACCGGGGGTGCCATCAACTAGCCAATCGTATGTAACGGGCTTTAATGCGTTGATGGTTTCCAAACCAGTTGTCATAATTTTTATATTGCTTTTTAGTCGGTAATCAGAAACCGTATTGTAAATAGTTGAAGAACCACTTGTATTAATGTAACCAACTTGTCCATTCCCATTATTAAAAACAATCATATTGACTTGTGATGTTGCGCTTTTTGAACAAATTATAGCATTCCCGGCGTTAAAATTTCCAATTTGAGCAGCATTGCCAGTATAAGAGTAATTATAGCTTGTCGTCCCCACCAGCAAATTGCCGCTGGAGTCGATGCGCATGGCTTCAGAGTCATTCCCATATGTGAAAACAACCTGTCCGGTGCCAGTGTTGGTTTTAATGCGGCTACCCAAACGAAGCCCATTAACATCCCATTGCATAAATTGAGATGTTCCCTGATAATTTTTTACAGTAATTCCAGCGTTAACCGTTGTGGTTGACCCGGTGTAGTTTGCTTGAATGAACCCGTAATCATCGCTGGACGGTCCTATTGAAGAACTTATTTGCAGCTTTGTTGCAGGAGAAGTCGTCCCAATCCCCACATTTTGGCTTGTATCAACCGTCATCGCAGTCGTGCCAGCAGACTGAATCGTCAACGCGGTAGCCGCAGGGCTAGTCAGCAACGGCGTCGTAACGGACGTGGTAGCCGTTTCTGCGGGGGTATTGATGCCAGTAGTGCCGTTCAGGGTGATAGCCATCAGTTTGCTCCTTCAACAGGCGCGATGGTCAGCTTACCTTCAGCGACAAGCTGCATTAGATTGGCGTAGTCGGTGTTGGCTGGGTCAAGCGGCACGAAGCTGGTCACGCCGTTGATGTCGCAGCGGATGCTGGTAGTGACGCCGTTGAAGACTATGTAATGTGCGTTGGTGTACATGATCAAAGCTCCGCTGATGCAGTCCAATGGAAATAATAATTATTACCCGCATAAGCTGCCAAATTGGTAATTTGATTGGTGAACCCATAATTATTTGATGAAAATGCAGTCGCTTGGTTGCCCAATGAAAAATTATATTGTACCCCAGATGCGCCGTTGTTTGTAGAATAAGAAACATTCGTTGGAGTCGTCCGCATAGAAACTAAAAAATTTACATTTAAATATGCGTAATATGTATTTGCCCAAACTGTATAAAAAGCACTGTTTGTAGTTGTAGCTGTGCCTACTGGAGAACCAAAATAGCTAGTTTGAAAATACCTCTGACACTGCGCCAGCTGATCGCTGTATATCTGCATCTCATAGGGCGTGGCGACGGTGCCGACTTCTAGCTGGACGCCGGTGATGTAGAAGGTTGCGCCTGCGGTGCCGACGACGGAGACTGCGCCTGTGGCTACATTGTAGTTTGCACTAGCCCAAACCCCCGCTGGCCCACTAAAAGTTGATCCAACACCAAGGCCAAAAGTAACACTCAGGCCCGTGCTGCTGTTAGTCAGCCAAGTTCCAGATGTATCGCCGGGGATATTTACAGTTATGTACGTCCATGTGCTGGGCGACACAATAGTGTACAAAAAGGGATACGAGCGGCTGTTTCCAGAATTTCTTATAGAAGCCCCGAAAGTTCCCGTCAAAGAACTGAAAACCCAAAACGAAAGGGTTACTGGCTGCGCGTTAGATTTTCCCCATCGAAGATCGGATATGTTGTATCCTTCAATATTTTGAGTAACAGTAAAAAAATCAGATGCTCCAACTGTTACAGCAGATGTTGTAATCATAAGCAAGGAATTGCGAAATGAGATTGGATTAAGATCTGTAACTTGCTGCGCAGTCATTTTAGATGCTTGAGAAGAATAATATGCCCAGCGGTCTGTAAGGAACTGACCCGAAACTGGGGTTATCTCAACCCCAGCATTCCGCTGGTCAATGAGCATGTTCCCATTGATAATGCGGTTGCGCTTGAAGCTGGAGCCCATAACGACGGTGCCAGTGACCGTCTCGTTGCCGGAGATGGTAGACGTCCCCGCCACCGTCAGGTTGTTGCCAATCGCCACATTGCCAGACGCATCGTTGACGATGTTGTTCGTCGCGCTGGAGGGATGGATGACGTTGATGGATTTGAGTGTGGACATGGCGTAGCTCCTCAGTAGTTATAGTGTTCTTCAACGATAATTATGCCCGATCCACCAGCATACCCAACTTGTCCGCTGGTTCCCGCAGTGCCCGCAGTTCCAGCGGCGCCAACAGCGTATGCGTAAGTTGCAGACGGAGCAGCAATAATAACGTCG